CCCCGTGGCGCCCCGCAGCGGGCGAGTACATGTCCAAAGCCAAAGTTGACTTCACCCTGTCGTGGCAGCGGTTCAAGGGGCAGACGGTGGTCCGCGGGGTCGGGCGCGAAGTTTTCCACATAGTCGTGGCGGAGCCGGGCGGGACCTTGCCTTCTTCTTCCACCGGAGAGTCGCCGACGAGCAACCGAAACACGAGCCGACCGCTCAACCTGTCGTCGCCCGTCAAGAAATACTCGTGCGAGAAAGGTTTTTGGAGACCCCACTCGGCGTCGGGATTCGCGACCGTCACCATGACTCCCTTCTCGCGGGACGTGGCGCCGATCTCTCCCTCGCCGAATACCTCCCCTTGCACGTCCAGCCACGCGCGTGGTTGGCGCGACTTGGGCGACGCTACGATGCGCGACGGCAGGATGAGCGACTTGTTGAACTTCCCGCCTTCGACGTCGAACCCGCTCGCTACTTTCCGCGCTTCCGACAACGAGTTCACGTCGGGGACGACACCCTTCTTTTGCAGGGCGAGCGTCCACCCGACGAGGTACTTGTCGACCAGCATGCGAAGGTCGCCGTGCAGGGACTTACCTCGGAAGTGGTACTGGAAGACCGCCTTGCGCTTGCCGGGCTTCTTGGGCCAGTCCAGCAACGGGTCGTCCGCCTTCGACGCGAGCGACATCTCCTTGACCTGTCGGTCCTCGTGCGGGACCAGCACCAAGTCGTAGAGCTTCACGAAGCTCGTGAACGGCCCACCCAGCGGGTCGTAGTGGAAGTTGACCCGGTCGGATACCTCGGGGGCGAGAGCGCGGCCGAGCCGGAACTCGATGACGTGCTTGGTCTCCTCGTCGAGCGGCCCGCGCAGCAGGACGTCCACGTCGTTCTTCGTCGCTCCGTCGTTGCATACTGAGCCGACCAAACACACCACGCCGTCGCGGATCCGCATCGGCTTGTCGTACGCGCGAACGACGTCGTCGAGCTTCAGCGCTTCCAGCTTACCGGCTGAGCCGGGGTTGATCGCGGCGTACCGTCCCTTGGCTTGGAACGTGCGGGAAGCTTCGCCCAGCGCGTCGTCCTCCGGGGTCATTATCTCGCGCCGCCCGAGCTCGGCGAGCAGGAACACATGGGCGTTGACCAAGTCTTCGCGGGACGTGCCGTCGTCGGAGGTCTTGTCCGTCTCGGCGAACACGTCCTCGAACCAGGCGTGCATGGCGCGGTCGAACACGCGGAGCTCCGTCTCCTCCATCGCCTCGAGGGTTTGCGGGTGCGGGTTGGCCACGAACGCTTCGAGCTCCGCGTCCACACCATCGCGAAACACCTTCGCGAAGGGGAGGCCGAGTTGGCGAGCTTTGGTCACGTCCGTCTGCAAGTCGACGTCGGAGCCGAAGCGTCGACCGGCTGCGGGGCGCTTGAGCTTCAGCGGAGGGTCGAACACCACCAGGAGCTTCAGCGGCATGTACCAGAAGTCTTCGATCCCGGCGAACTCTTCGCGGCTCGCTTGGTCGACTCCCTCCAGCTTCGCCTCCGACACGTCCGCGATGCTCTTGACCTGCTCCGGTTCCCCGTAAGCTACGACGGCCCACACGTACGAGTCCTTGTTGCCCGCCGTCTCGTTGACGAGCGCCTGCGGTTGCTTGACCCTGCCGACGCGACGCACGCGGCTGAAGAACCCCGACGGCTCGTCCGCCTGCAAGCGCGCCACGTTGAACGCCGGGTCAGGGAGCTTGAGCGCTGGGAGCTTGCCCTCGGGCGGTTCGGCCTTCCACACGAGCGCTCGCTCGCCCTCCTCGATTCCCTCGCTCATCCAGCGCTTGAACATGGCCCCCGCTGCGAACGGCGTGAGCTCCGCGAGCAGGTGCGCCGGTGGTGCGTCCTTCAGCTTGCGCGGCCCGATGAGCTCCCAAAGCTCGTAGGGAGTCAGGCTCCGAACGACGGTCCCGTCGGGCAGCTCCAACTCGTGTTGGTGCGCGCCGTCGAAGCAGGTCGACTCGGACTGGAGCTCGTGGGAGTGCGGGCCTTCCTCGCTCGTCCAGAGCTCCAAGTGCTGGTTCGGCTCGGTCCACGGAACCATGTGCGAGTGGACCCCTTCCTCGCCGGTGCGCTCCGACGACTCGGCGTCGAACGAGTGCGAGTGCACGCCGTCGGAGAACGTGAACACCAACCCGCCGTCGACGACGTCGGGCGGGTCGTCCGGCCGGCGTGGGAGGTGGAACAGGTGCTCGTGGGCGCCGTCCTCCCGCGTTGCTTGCTTGTCGCGGTCGATGACGTGGACGTGGACGCCGCCGTCGGCCACCCCGGTCGGCAAGCCCTTCGCCACCAAGCTGGGCAAGTCGCCCCTACCTTCCTCGCTCGAAACGAGCTCGCTGAGGAAGTCAGCAACTTTCGCTGAGTCCTGGCAGAGCAGCTCAAGCCTCTCGTCAGACCGCGTCTTGCCGAGCTGCTTGACCAGCTCCCGCGCTGCCGCGGGGACGGTAGGGAACTGCGCGACCTCCGCGTCGCCCAGCACCTCCGCCAGCGCCCCGAAGAAGGCGGGCAGCGAAGCGAGCGTCGCGGAGGCGTCCCGCGACAAGCTGACGCGCTCGCGGCACTTGCGCTCGAACTCCGGGAAAGCCCCGACCAAGAACTTCGCGGTGCTCGCTGCTTCGTTTTTCAAAACGAGATTCGCTGCTTCGATCGCCTTTTCGGTGCGCTGGAGAAGATCCATCAGTTGCCTCCCACCCACATTCGTTCAGCCGGGGCCGGGGTCCAGTCTACCCCGTCCAGCCGCGCGCGTAGAGCCTGCGGCAGAACGTCCAGCGCGTGGGTGGTCGAATACCCGCACTCTTTGCGGAGCAGGATGAACCAGTCGTAGATAATGTTCGTCCTCCGCTTCGTCTCCGCTTGCGTGGCTTCCGAGATCCTCCGCGCCCCGAGGTCCTCGACCAAGCTGTCGCTGACTATCCGCATGAAACTATGGAAGACTCGCTGCGCTTGGATGGGGTCGCCCAGCGTCTCCATGAGGACCGTGTGCTTGTCTCGTGCAATGATGTTCGCCATAGCGGTGCAGGATACTGCACAACGGCGAAGCTACAAGACGGGAAGCAACGTGCAGCGACAACCCTCGTGGGCGGGCGGAACTTGCATCCCTTCGGTCGATTGGGCCGGCGTGATGGTCTGAAAGTTCGTCGGCAACTCCCCGCGTTCTTGGGTGAATCGTGCCACGGGCGTGTCGGAGCCGCGCACCGAGATCACGTCCCCGCGCACGCGGTAGAATTGCATGTCGGCGAGCGCGGCGTCCGCGTCGGGCGCTGCGTCTGCGCGAGCGAAGCGGTCCACAGCTTCGCTGACCGGGAACTTCTGCCCGTTGAGGAAGACGCATATCGGGCACGTCGCCTCGTCCATCGCTGCCGTCCACTCGTACTCTTGGAACCCGCCGTCGCGGAAACCGCTCACCTGCCCGTAGCTTCGGGCCTTCGTCATCGCAACGTTGGCGACCATGCGGTAGTAAGCCTCCGACCTGCCGCTCACCCGCTTGCCCAGCGCGTCGTAGAGCTGGATGCCGACCGACTTGCTGTCGAGCCCGTCGGCTATGCCCGCCTTGATGATCTTGTTCGCGTCGGTCGCCCACCGCGCGGCTCGCTTGTGGTAGTCGTTCTGGATCCAGAAGAGCTGGTCCTTGCCGATGCGCGACACGGCAGCTTGGTCGGGCAAGTCCAGGAACGGTTTGACCGCCGCCCTGCGCGCCGACCCGCGAGCGGCTGCCGCGACCTTCAAGCCTTGCTCGGTAAGCGGTCCCGTGACGGCGACGGTGAGCCCGCGATTCCTAGCGATCGCAGCGATGGTGACCGACACGGCGGCGATCTCCGCCTCGGTGACCGCAGCGCTGAAGGTAACCCAGTCCGCGTTCAGGACTTTCCGCAGCTTGCGAAGCGCCCGCCCCTCCGCAGCCGTGGCGCCCTTCATCAGTTGCCTGTGGATCCGGTCCACCATCCTGGCGAACTCTCTGCGATTCATCGGGTTGGGCGCCTTGTCGAGTCGCACGACGCTCTGCGGGCGAACGTAGAGCCACTCGCCCGATCGCCGCTTGATCTTCCCGCGGAACACGAGCGCCGTTCCGTCGCCCTCCGCTGCTAGCTTCACGGCTTTGAACGCAGCGCCGGCCGGCCCGAGCAACGACGTCTCGACCCGCCCCAGCGAAGGCGAAGCTGCGGTCCAGCTCTCGCACTCGACCAGGACGGGCGGGTCGTCTTCGAGCGACTTCGGCTCAGGGACCAGCCGCCAAGGCGGTCCTGCTAGTGCTACCCGGTCCACGACCTCTTGTGCGTCGGAGCGCGGGGCTCGTCAAGCTCCGGCGACTCCAGCACGACGTAGTTCGCGTCGGCGTCTTCGAGCCCGCAGTCGCCCCGCGTCGAATGCCGCTCGCAAAACGCTCGCAGCAGGACGAGCTTGGTTTCCTCCCGCGGGGTGAACCCTTCGCGGCTGTACTCGGTTTTGATTTGGTACACGTACTCGGCGGGCTCCGCGCACCCCGGCTGGAAGCACAGGTCGCCGAGCACCTTGTCTATGGCTGCGTCGAGCAGCGAGCGATCGCGTTGCTCCCCGAACGTCTTGAGCATCCAAGGCGCTGCCGTGATCGCCGTGGCAACGTTCCTGAACCCGTCCTCGTAGACGAGCATCCCTTTGCAGTAGAACTGGAGCAAACCGCTGACGCGCCACTCGTCCCCCGACAACTCGCTCATCTTGTAGCGCGGGACGGTTTTGACCAGCACCTCGTCGACGAACTCGAAGTCCTTGTGGTACTTCCAAGAAGCCCACGCACCCTTCGGAACTCCGGCCACGTCGCGCTCGCGGCGCTTGGCTACCAAGACGCGGGACTTCTCGATGCGCGCCGGGAGGCGCTTCAGGACCGCTTCCCTCACGTGTTCACCCGAGGAACCCGCGTCCCGCCAGTCAGCACGATGTCAACTTTGTCGGCGGTGCCGAGCACGACCGCGTCGAGCCGCACCGCGCCGATGTGACCGTGGAACGGGATCTCTCCGACCGCTCCGTCGTCGGTCAAGCTAGCGATGGCTGCGAGCTCGCGCCACACCGGTCCGCCTTCGACCGGCACCTCGATGAGCGGAGTTATGTCGATCGACGTACCGTCGACGACCGCGCCGCCGCTGTTGCGGAACACGGGAGTCACCTTCACGGTGTCCCACTCGCGCCCGTCGAACTGGTCCTCCTGCTGCGCGTGGACCGGGACCCACGTACCCGCGTCCGCTGCGGTAAGTCCTGCGCGAACAACTGCGACGCCGTCAGTGTTGAATAGCAGCTTCCTACTCATCGGTTCCCTCCACTCCGTCTTGGGCGTGTTGCGTTGCCGCTTCAACAGCGGCGTCCGCGTCTTGATCTTCCCGCTCCTCGCGTTCTTCGACGAGGCGCAAAGCTTGGCCCATCAAGTCCCGCAGCTTCTCGTCGCGAGTGCTGGCGAGGTCGTCCTCGTCGGGCATGATCCCGAGCTGCGTGATGGGCAAGGGCTGGCGCGCAAACGGGCGCTCGAACGGAGGCAAGTCGATCCCTACCACTTCGGACACGATGACCCGAGCTTCGTTCGGGGTGATGGCCGCCGCTTTGGTGAGAGCTTCGATGGACGAGACGATCGCCTCCAGGTCCCTCGTCCGCGGACCCAGCGACTTGAACACGAGCAACGTTATGTTCAGCGCGGGCAGGATCACTCGGTTCATGAACGAGTCGAAGTCGTTGCGCTCCGGCTCGAAGACCTGCTCGTCGGCGAACTTGAGAGCTGCTTCGGCGGTCGCGCGGTTGAAGTCGCGGCTGTCGCCGCGAAGCAACCGCGGCAAGCGGAAGGACGATCCGATCTTGTCGAGGTTCCGCTCGTCGTAGCCTTGGAACAAGGCGTCGCCCTGCTGCGCGTCGTTCAGCTTCTCGAACTTGAGCCGCGGGACGATGCCTTGCTCGCCGGGCAGCATCTCGTCCTCGGAGCTGATGGCTTCGACCACGAGGACCTTGTGGAAGTTCTGCCGACCCTTGGCTCGATCGCGGAAGTGGTTCTCGATCCGCAGCCGCGTCTCCGGGCTCAGCTCCCCGCCTTGGACGAGCAACGCCATCGGCGGGATCGCCTTGTTGTCGAAGTAGTCGTAGTTGACCTCGTCGCTGGCGCGCGAGCCGAGCACGCTCAGCAACGTTCCCATCCAGCGCGGCGACCCGTACGCCGAACCGGAGTCCTCGATGCGGAAGTGTATTATCTCGGTCGCCGGGATGTCGTCGCGCATCTTCTTGCGGTTGAACTCGTCGAGGTCCGCGTAGACTCGCCCGGTCTTGCGCGACACGACGCGCGGGTCGCCGAACTGCTTGAACCACGTCGCCGAGTTGCCGATGAACTGGACGTACCTGCGGAAGAACCTGTGCTGCTTGACCGAGTCCCACTCGATGAGGCTGATTGGCACCTTGTCGTCAACGGCGGTCGGGTACTCGTCCAGCGGGGTGCACCGCACGCGCTCGTGCGGGACGTGGACCAACCGCGCCATGTCGCCGTTGAGGTGTCGCAGCACCTCCCAGTAAGCGTTGCCCGACTCCTCCAAGTCTTTGCGCGTCTTGATACGAAGCTGGACGAAAGAGCCGTCCGGGTTGGCGCAGCGCAGGAACGCCTCCAGCCGCAAGCGCTCCAGCCGAGCGTGCTTGGCGAGCTGCTTCACCGTCATGTCGACTTTGATCTGGTCTGGTTCCAGCTCCTCGGAGTCGGTTTCCTCGCCCTTGTTCTGGGCGTCGCGAAACGCTTTCAACCACAGCGACTCCTTGACGGCGAGCCAAGCGTCGTCGGAGTCGAAGTCCACCTTGTTCTTGATGCGGTGCCCTTGGCCGTCGACGTTCGTCGCGTAGGCTTGGATGTTCTGCGGAAGGCTGGAGCTGTTCTCGCGTATGCGGCGCAGCGTAGTCGGGTCGTAGTCGGGCTCGATGACCCGAGACCCCGACAGAGCTGCCAGCTCGTTGTGGGCGTCCGACGACGAAGCTTGCGGGACGATCGTCGCGCCGAGCTCGCTGGCCTTCACGATGAGCTTGCGCGCGGCCCTGTGGATCGATTCTTGTTCAGCCACGCCGCCACCTTACCACGCTAGGCGTCCCAAGGTGAGCCCCGGCGCCTGCGCCTCGTCTTGGCGACCCCGTGCTTGCGGAACAAGCGCCGCCCCGTCTTGCATTTCGCGCACGTCGACAACGCTGCGTCGCCGGTCGCTCCCTGAGCTGAGTGGTAGCGTTTGGCGCAAGCTTGTTCCGACAAAGTTATCGCGAACTTGGTGCAGCGGAAGTACCCCGCGGACTTCGGGTCGAGCACGGCTAGGAACGGCGCCCAAACAGCGAGCGCTAACCCTTCATCGCGACGCACTTCAACGCCCCGTCGGTCCCCACGGACAGCGAGCGAACCGTCATCTTCTCAGATTCGACGACGCGCTTCACCTGCTCTCTGGCATCGTCGAGGTTCTTCGCCATAACGTGGAAGTCGCGGTGCTTCTTAGGCTTGACCGCTGCGAGCTGCCGCAACCGTTCCAGCGGCAGCGAGCGGTCTAGTTTCGGGGCAACGGATATTTGAACGCGGAAGCGTTGCTTGGGTTCACGCGGCATCGACGGCGAAGGTGGCACGCTCACGAACCTTGCGCAACACCTCGACGAGAGTCGTTGCCCAAGCTTCGATCTGCGGGGCGTTCGTAGCCTTTGCTTGGTACAGCTCCCCAACCTTGGTGACGTGGACGAGGAAGGGTCCACCCTCGGTTACCACTTCAAACATAGCGCCCATGGGGGACCTCCTTTCAATCGTACTGCCTAACTGAAAAGTAGATCCGCGCGCGGCGTCGGTCAACCTGCCGCGACCGCGAAACCATCCTGCAATCGTTGGTTCAACACGATTGCTTCGCGCGGCGTCAACGCTTGCGGCCCGTCGGAGACCGCCTTGCCAGGGTCGTTGTGGACCTCGACCATGACCCCCGTCGCCCCGGCTACGGTGGAGGCGTATGCCAAGGGGAGGACGAGGTCTCGCCTACCCGCTCCGTGGGACGGGTCAGCCATCACCAAGAGGCCGAACCCGTGCGACAGCATCGCGACGGCGCCGAGGTCGAGAACGTTGCGCGTCCACGGGTCGAAGCTGCGAATACCGCGCTCGCAGAACACCACCGCGGAAGCTCCCGCCATCAGCAAGCGCTCCCCGCACAGCAGCCACTCTTTGATCGTGGACGCCATGCCGCGCTTGAGCAGGACGGGCTTGCCGCACCTGCCGACTCGGTTGAGCAAAGCTTGGCTGCTCATCGAGCGCGAGCCGACTTGCATGACGTCAGCCAAAGCGGAAACGGCGTCGGCGTCCTCCTCGCTCAAGCACTCGGTCACGACTTGCATCCCGTAGGTGTCCGCGGCTTCGCGCATCCACTCCAAGCCTTTGACCCCGTGCCCGTGGAACGAGTGGGGCGAGGTGCGGGGCTTGAAGGCACCGCCGCGAAGGAACCGTACACCGCCTCCGGCGAGCTCCCCGGCAATGTCGGCGATCTGCTCCTTGCTCTCCACGGAGCACGGGCCGGCAACGACGGTTGGAGCTTCCCCGATGAACTGGTCCCCGACCGCGACGATCTTGGGTTGCTTCTCGAGAAGCATGCAATCGAACCCCGCCGTGAACACGCTAGCGACGCCCGGGATCGTTTCCAGCTCCCGCGGGTTCACCACGGCCGAGCGGGCTTCCACGGCCAGCGTCGTTTGCCCGTCGCGGTTACGACGCGGGGACGACCACAGCCCGCGGCGCGCCAGCTCGGAAGCAACCTCCTTCGGGTCGCCGTCTTCACGGAGCGTAACGAAGAAGTTTGAAGCTTGGATCATCTTTCCATCTCCCTAGCAACCAACGCTCGGCACTCTCCCACAATGGTGGAAAGGATCAACCGCACGGACCTTTCGCCGAGCAGGTCCGCGGCTTCCGACTCCGCGGCACGCTCGATGACTCGACGCTCCCGCAGCCTGTCGAACACGGGCTGACCATCTTCGAGCTTCCGCTGCGCCACCAACTTCGCTACCGTGGCCCGCTTCCCCAGCAGCCGAACGAGCTCGTCGTCGATCTCGTCGATGCGCACCCGCAGCTCTTGGAGGTCGCTCACTTGACCCCCACCCACGCAGCGAAGTTCAAGCAACGCCAGAAGCACTCCACCGAGCCGAACCCAGCGGACGCCAAGAGGTCCTCGTTCCAGCGCGCCGTCACCGGGACGAGCACGCCTTCCAAGCTTTGGGCCTTGCGGTCGATCTCCTCTTGGCTGTACCCGTTTCGGCGCTTCAGCTCGTGGTACATGCGGACCAGCATGTCGTTAGACTCCGCCGTGGAGCCGAGCACCTTCTCGACCAGGACGATGCACCCGCCCGAAACCGTGGTCCGCCACACGTCGCGCAGGATGCGGAGCCGGTGCTCGATCGGCATGAACTGCAAGGCGAGCACGAGCATCGAAGCCGTCTTGTCCTCCACGCCGGGCGGGTATCCTTCCCGGAGGTCGAACTCGTGCACGTGGACGCGCGGGTCGTCCTTGAACCGAGTTCGGCAAACCTTGACCATCGGGCGCGAAACCTCGACCAAGTCCAACCGCTCGTCGTCGCGCAGGTGCCGCAGCAGGAACGACCCGGCGTCGCCGCGCGAAGCTCCGAGGTCGACGACGGAGCGCTTCAACTCCCCGAAGGAGAGCGCAACCTCCGCGACCATCGACCGCATGACGTCGATCTGCGGGATCGATCGGGCCAGCATGTCGACGAAGACGTCGGTCACCTCCGCGTCGAACTCCCACTTCGCTTTGCGGGGCATGTGGCCGAGGCTACTGGTAGAGGTTTGCATGGACCCCACGATAGAACTTTGCGGGGTCGGAGACAATGCGAGCGCATCGCTCCTTGAGGCCCATCCCGTCTTGGAACGCTAGCTTGGCCCGCTTGACCACGCTGGGCGGGACCATCCCGACGTGGGCGTCTTGCAGCACCGCCTTGGGGCGGGACTTCCCTTTCTGGACGAGGGTTTGGGGCAGCGACAACGCAAGCTCGACGAGGCCCGTGTTGAGGAACGGGAGCCGGCACTCGACGCCGCGCGACATGAATATCTTGTTGCACCGCGCGAAGTTCTTGCGGTGCTGGTCCACGAACAACTGCTTCCTGTACTCGCGCCACCCCTGCTTCTTCAGCCCGTGGTAGGCGAAGCCGTAGCTCGCCCAAAGCTCGTCGCTTCCCTCGCCGCTGAACGTTACCTTGAACCCGTCGTCGCGCATCCGATCCGCGAGCGCCGAGCACGCCCACCCGATCTCGACCTGCGCCTTGTGCGGCATCTCGATGGTTCGGATGACCCCTGACAAGTCGTCGGAGCTCGGCGGGTTCACGCGCACCTCGCGCAGCTCGATCCCGAGGTGCTCGGCAACTTGCCGCGCCGCTTTCAAGTCCGGCGACTTCGGGTCCATGACTGCCACGTAGGCGACCAAGTCCGGGATGGTTTCGACCACGTGGGCCGCCACGGCAGCGGAGTCTATGCCGCCGCTGAGCAACGTGCAGACGGGAACGTCGCTGATGGTGCGCTCCAAGGAGCCGGCGCGCACCGCTCCCCGCACGTCCGACCGCGCCGACTCGTCGTCGCCTTGGTACTTGCTCGCGGGCACGTCGTACCAAACGCGGCGCGTGAACCCATGTTTGGTTACCTCCCACAGCTCGCCGGGGCCGACCCACCGCACGCCGCGCGGGTCGCACCCGACCGCGAGCAACGCCTTGATCTCCGACGCGAACGCGAAGCGCTTGCCCACGAAGGCGTGCAAGGGAACCTCCCCGAACCTGTCGCGAGCGAGGAACAAGCGTTCGCCCTGCGTCCAAGCGACGGCGAACATCCCTTGCAGCTTCGGGAGCGCGTCCGCCCCCCAGCGGTCGAGCGCTGCCGCGAGGACCTCCGTGTCACCCGTCGTGTCGAAGCGCTCCCCGAGCGCCTCCAGCTCGGCGCGCAGCGCGTCGCGGTTCCACAGCTCCCCGTTATACGTCATCGCGAGCTCGCCCCGCTCGAACGGCTGGTTGGACCGCGCGTTCAAGTCTTGGATCGAGAGCCGGGTGTGGCCCAGCCAAAAGTCCCCGAGCTCCACCATGCCCGAAGCGTCCGGCCCCCGGTGGGCCACGGCTGCCACGGCGGCGATCCGGGCGCTGCCGATCCCGCCGACTACGCCGCACACCGGGCAACTCCCCGCAGCGCCCGCTCCGCCAGCGCCAAGTTGGCTGGGTCGTTCCACCAGCGGTTCAGGCCGGAAGGGTGCGGAACCACCATGAACGTCAAGCCATTGCTCTGCCGCCACTCAAAGAAAGGTCTGGCGGGCACCTGGAACGCTCTGGCGACCCCGGACCCGAGCAGGATAGCTCGTCGCCCGGCCAAGTAGCCCCGGAGCTTACGGGCCGCCCTAGCAGCCATGCCGTGGGGGAACCTGTCCCCCCCGGTTCCCCGGCCCGGGTATCGGCCCAGCAGGTTGGTCAGCGCGAAGCAGCTCCCGAGCTCCCCGTGGGCCAGCCCCGCGAGCGCTTCCAAACGCTGGCCGGACTTCCCCGAGAGCGGGGGCTTGCGGCTTCGGCCCACGCTCGGGGCTTGCCCGACCACGACGGTCTTCCCGGCCGCGTCAAACCAAACCCGGCTCACAGAGCAACCTCCGAAGCGCCCTTCGCGACACGGTCCGCGAGCAGCTCGTCGCGGATCGTCCGAGCTATGTGGAACATCATGATGGGCGGGACCGAGCGGCCCATGCGCTCCCACTTCTTCGCGTAGTTCCCCAGCAACTGGAAGTCCTCCGGGAAAGCGCACAGGCGCATGAGCTCGGCGATCGTGAACTTGCGGGTGCCGCACGGGAACACGACGCTGGCAGCTCCGCGCGGCCCGCCCCCGGCCGTGATGGTGTTCACGGGCTTGTCGGGGTTGGTCCGAACCAAGTTCTGGTAGCGTTGCGAGATCCCGCCGAGGTCGAGCTTCTTCACCTCGGCACCGATAGCGGTTCCTTTCAACGAGACTTCCTTGGCTTCCACCTCGTCGATGAGCCACTGCGACGGGGACCCGGCGCAGATGGTAGCCATCGGCTCGTCGGCGCTCATCGTCATCTTCTTGCAGGTCCACTTGTCGGACTTGCTCCCCGAGTCCCAGTAGGCCCGAGCAGCGACGGGGACGGCGTCCTTGAGCGCGTAGGTGTACGGGAACGGCTTCGGGTGCACAGGGTCGCGCTTCAGGTCCTCGCGCACGCCGACGAAGATGACCCGACGCCGCGCCTGCGGGACGCCCAGCCACTTGGCGTCGAGCAGCTTGGCTGACACGCGGTAGCCGAGCGCTTTCATCCTCGCCATGATCGTCTTGAAGTACCCGAACGCGACGCCGCGCACGAGCCCCGCGACGTTCTCCGCCACGAACACGCGGGGCTGGATGCCTTCGACCAAGCGGATGAACTCGAAGAACAGGTCGTCGGTTCGCTGCTTCTTGTCCGAGTAGTTCTTGACCGTCCCCCAAGTTTTCTCGCGCCTGCCCGACATCGAGAACGACGCGCAAGGAGGCGACCCTTCGAGCACGTCGAGCTCCCCCGGCTCCATCCCGATCGCTTCCAGGATATGCGCTGCTTCGACCTTGCGAATGTCGCGCCCATCCACGGTCACGCCGGGGTGGTTCAGCTCGTACGTTTGGCGCGCGAGCTCCACGAACTCCGAAGCCCACACGACGTCGAAGCCCGCCATCTCGAACCCGAGGCACGAGCCCCCGCAGCCCGAGAAGGTGGACACGACCTTCAGCCCGTTGCTGCCGCGCACGTCCGCGATCTCCTTCATCGAAGGGATGCGGTACGGCGGGCGCCGAGCCTTGCCGTTACTTCCCTGGGGTCGTGTCGAAGCAGACGACGTGGAACCCGCACTGCGGGCAGGTGTGGGTCTTTTTTGCGCCTTCATCGAACTCCTCGAAGTCTTCGGGTGCCTCGCCTACGTCGTTTGTTTTCGCGAGCGCAGCTCGCATCTTGTCGATGTCTGCCGGGTCCCAGCCGATCGGTTCGCTCACGTCATCGAGCATGGCCAAGAGTCCCTCGGTATCCCAGCCGCCGAGTTCCACGATGCGGTTGTCCGCGAGCAGGTAGGCTTCGGCTTCCGATTCGTTCTCGAACGACACGCCGCGCTGGACAGGCACGTACCACTCGCCGTCGGGACCGGCCACGATCCGCTTCGGAGGTTCCTTCCCTTGCTCCTTCGCCGCGACGAGGTTTTCGATCCTGCCGTGTCCGGCCACCATCTTCCCCGACTTCTCGTCGATGAGGATCGCTTGGGTATAGCCCCAACGCTTGAGCGACTTGCTCAGCGCGAAGTGGTCGTGAAGCTTCGGGTTGCGGGGCCAACGCTGGAGCGTCGACAACGCCATCATCTCGATGCGCATGGACGCTTCGACCGACGCGGCTTCCGCTCCCTTACCGTTGTTCTTCTTCTCCGCCGCCGCTTTCTTGGCGACAGCTTTCTTCGTGACGCGGAGAGGCGCCTTCTTTTGTGCTGTGGGCATGGGCGAATGAGATACCAAGTTCCATTGCTCCGCGCAACGCGGTTGCCGTCGGCCGGAAAAAGTCAGCGTTCGTAGCGTCTGCGAATAGCTGCTTCGTGCAGCTCCGAGCAGGCGTGGAACTTGCCGACCCAGCCCGGCAAGGAGAACGCCCGCCACGGGAGCCCGAGGGATTCTTCCGGCTCGGACAGGTCGAGGCGCTCGTGGCACTCGTCACACAGGACGACCCAAGCTCGGTGAATCTGCGTGACTACCATGCACGGCATCGCCCGACGATACCGCGTCACGGGCGGCAACGACAGCCTTCGACCGTGCAACGGATCACGTCGTCGTGCCCGCACTCGTGGTCGACCATCAGGTGGTCGCAACCGAGGCAGCGCACCTTGAACGTCACCTCGTAGTTGCGGTCCCACTGCTCGCGCGGGACGAGGCGGGGTCGGCGCGCGTCGCCCTTGCCGTTCTGACTCACTGCCCGAGCTGCCCGCGGTGCGCCGCTGCTACGGCCGGAGGCTCGGGCTCGGGCCCGCTACCGAGCGCAGCCCGAAGCTTCGCAAGCTCTTGGAGGGCCCGAAACCTTTGCGCGACCGTCATACCTTGACCAACGTTGTCTAAGTTGGGAGGTTGCTCCGTGGGCTCCTCGTGCTGATGGGGGGCTGGAGGCTCGTCGCGAGGCGGGCCTCCAGCTTTTCGGGCGCGGCACTCGCACAGGACCGAGTCCCACGGGCCGCCGTCGTACTCCTGGCGCTCGACTATCCCGGCCCCGCCGCACGTCTCGCAGGCGCGCTCGGTGTCGATAGCCTTGGCGCACTGGATGACCGCGAGCGCGAACTGGATCGCTTGGTCCCGGTCGAGGTGAACGACGCGCTGGTCGCCCAAGCGGACCATGACTCGTCGAGCGTCGAGGTTAGCTGCCACCCCGAGCGGGACCCGTCTACTCTGCTGCTTCTTGTTCTTGCCGTTTCGCTTCCGGTTCCCCATATCCGCGCTCCTCCAGTCGTTGCTTCATCCTAAAGAACTTGCCCCAGGCCCGGTGGGCGGGCTTGCTTCGTACCAGAACTCGGGCGTCGCCGCCACGGGCGACGGTCTCGAACAACCGGCAAACCGCGAGGACCTCGTCGCTCGTGAAGCTCATCGAGCCCCGGCTCGGCTGCTTCGGCATTCTCTTGAACTCGATCGGCATCTCAGCGTTACTCCCTCGGGCCTCAGCGTCACTCAGCATCGAGCCCCCGGAGTCACTCTCTCGGGGCTCAGCATCACTCTTTCGGGGAACGACCGGCCCGCACGGGTACTCCGCGCCATCCAGTCCGTTCCGATGGTAGTTCAGCGACGAATCGTTCCACTGCCAGTGCCGCCGCGTAGCCGACGAGAACGCGAACCCGCACTGCGGGCACCACAGATCCCACTCGGCACTCACGTCTTCCTCAGCTTCAGCATGTCGGTCAACACGCGGGTCACTTCCCCGACCATCGCGTTCGCCGTGTCCTCGTCGTGCTCCATGCCTTCGTACTTGCGCGCCACCGATCGAATCGAGTCGCGGAGCATCTTCTTCGCGCGCTCCTCGCCGTGCTCCTCCACGAACTGCGCCCAGCGCGTTCGCTTCCCGAACAGGTGCATACACGCCTCAAGAGTCAACCGCACCGTTGCCTCCTCCCCGACGATAATACTTGCGCCCGATGCCCGAGCCTTTGCCCTGCTTCTGCTCGAAGCGCCCGGCGAGCTCGCCCTCCGCTTCCATGCCGCGGAGTAGCCGCTGGACCGTGTTGAAAGCGGTTCGCCTGTCAACGTCCGGGCGGGAGTCAAGCAGCCAAGCGTCGACGAGCTGCGTCGAGTAAAACTCGCCGTGCTGCTCCAAGAGCCGTCCGACGATGAACCGCAGTTGCCGCTCCTCCCGCGCGTTCGCTGCCTCGATGTCTTCGATCGTCAGCACGGCTACCGCTCCTCGTCGTAGTCGAGGTTACGGTCCTCCGCGAGCCAGCGCGGGATCGCGAGCGTTCCCTCGTCGCCCACGTCGGTCACCTCGCTCTCGGCGGTGTGGATCTGCGACTTCGGTATGCACCGCGTCCCGTCGGCCGTGTCGATGACGAACGACGCGCCGACGTCCTTCAGGATCTCCGCGAACAGGTAGACGGTTTCCTTGCCTTCGTCGCTCATGCCCCTTCCTTTCCTAGCTTGGAACGCAGGTGGATCGTCACGGTCCCCTCGCCGAAGAACTCGGTCTCCTGGACTGCGAGATCCCACTCGTGGTGCTTGCCGATCAACGTCGCCGACGTGAACGGGTCACCGTCCTTTTGGGTGCCTTGCTCCACGTGCACGAGCACGGTTCGCTCGGTCACCTTGTCGTCGTCGGGGAACCCGCCCTCGGGGACGAGCTCCCCGGACAACCGCGCCCGGCGCTCAGCAAGCGAAACAACTTTATCGTCGTGGTCGGTCATCCCGCGAGCCTAGCAGCCCCCGACGACTTTGATGACCCGCACGTCTTTGGGCAGCGCGTCGAGGTCGATTGCAAAGCCTGACGAGCAGTCCCCGCGAATGCGGTCGACTCCCTTCGGCAGCGGGCCGTCGTTGCCCTGCTGGTAGCACTCCCACTCAAGCACGTCCAAACTTCGCACGCGCAACTTCTCGTCCACCTCGCTCGGCTCCGCGTACTTCATGCCGAAGTAGTCGGCTAGCTTGCGCGGGAGTTCCTCGACCCCAGCTTCAGCGAGCGCGACGACGGCGCGCTTGTTCTTCTCCCACTCGGGGTCGGTCGGTTTTCGGTATAGCTCCAGAGATATGCTCAAGCCCATCGTTTGCCTCCTTAGCAGATCAACTCGTCGGGGTACGTCTCGCCGTCGAGGCGAACCCAAACGTGCAGGCAGTTCGGGTGCACGCTCATCCACTCGCTGCGCGGGGGCAGGAGGTGCATGGCCTTCACTTCCTTGCCCATGAAAGCTTCCTTCACCTCGACCACTTGCTCCCACGTCGGCAAGCCCAGCGGGTGCGCGACCGACACGTGCCACCAGATCCCTCCGGGGCTGCGGTCCTCCACGCTCATGATGGCAGTTAGGCGGCTCCTGTGGACCCACCGCTTGGCTTCGCTGCCGTCGGGGAGCTCCAAGCTCAGGAGCTTGCGCCAGCCTGGCAGGAGGACCATAGGGGCCATGTCGTGGGCCGTCGGGACGGGTTCGCCCGGCCGGAGCAACGGAGCGCTCACGCTGACCCCCGAGGCGGGTCCGCTAGACCCGATAGGCCAGAATCGGGGCTTTTTTGTGAGCCGTCGCCAGGATCGCTGAGGCCCCCGCACGTTTCGTTAGACAGGTTTCGCTGACCCCCGGCGACCCCTTCGTCCTCCAGCGCATCGTGCCAAACCGCGTGGACCGTGTTTCGTACGTGGGCGTCGAGGTCCACGAAGTCGTAGTCGGGCGGAGGGTTGCCCCAGCGCGCCGCAACCGCTCCGAACTTCACGGGCCGCCCTTCGTCCTCCGGGTCGGAGTATCCCTGCGCCATCTCCCACCGCGTCAGGTTCCAGCGTCGGAACTCGGGGATCGCGAACAGGGTTTCCTTCACGAGCAGCTCCAGCTCCCCGCGGGTTAGCTCGACGACGCGGAACTCGGGGAGGACTTCCTCGAAGCGTCCACGCACCGCGTCGGCGAACTTGCGCAGCACCACCTCCAAGTTCTCCGGCACGTCATAGGGGCTGATGCGAACCGACTCGCGGGCGAGCCCAGCCATCAGCTCGCTCATCGAAACCATAACTCTCTTCTCCATAGCTCCCTCCGTTCAGAACCCGTGCGGGCCGTACTTCAAGAAGTAGAAAAACGCTAGGACGGGCCCTAGCACGAACACGAGCACGACCGTTGCCGCCATGCCCAAGAAGAACGAACCCCAGCAGATCATCGCACCCGCACCTCGTACTTGACCCCGACCGTACCGCGGTAGTTGAAGTCCTGCTCAAGCCCGGTGCGAACCCACCAGTGCACGAGTCCGCACCCAAGCCACGTCCAGCGCGACAGCTTCACGTGAATGCCGCACCAGCCCGGCTTCGACTCGTCCTCCACGATGAACACGTCGCTCAAGAACGGAACGCTGCGCGCTATGCCACGCACGATCTGATCCCGGGTTTGCATCAAGTCGCGCTCGTAGGGCCCGGGGTCGGGCAACGCTGCGAGCAGTCTCCTCGCGTTGTCATTCATAGCTCCCTCGCTTTCGTTCCGTGGTAGGCCCGCAGCAACGTGACCCAAAAGTCCGCCATGTCCAAGCGCTCGGGACCCGTCGCGCTCGGGTGCAAGCGCGCCAGCCGGTTGAACGCAACCTTGCGCGCAGCCGGCAGAACGTTCGACTCGAGTCGGTACGTGTGGGCGAGCTCGCGGGTGAGCGCGTTGTCTTCGACCCCGAAGATCAGCTCGGGGCAAGCGCAGTCGCTCTCCGGCCAAAGGCAGTTCTCCATCACGCGCCTCCTTCCCCCATCAGCTCGGCGTAGTCGAACTTCGTCCCGAGTGCTTCGCGCACGTCCACGGGCTCGCCTTCCAACCTTAGCAAGCGGTTGTCGTAGATCGCCGCGTAGGCCGGAACGCTCAAGTATCCCTTCGCGAACAGAGCTCCCTTCTCCGTGATGCGCCAGTGGCCCGTCGCGTTCTCGGTCGCGGTCCTCCCGTCCATCGCTTCGATGAGCCCCCAGAACCGCAGCTTGGTGAAGTCCGCTTGAAAGTTGTGCTCGGGTATGATCGTGACGATCTTGACCCAGTCCGTGCCGCGCCGGTAAAGCCGGATGAGCCCGACCGACATCGCTGCGTGGATGCGACGCCGGTAGACTTTGCCGAGCCGGTCGCAGCACGGGCAGTCCATGCCGCCGTCCTCCAGCTTCGAGTAGAACTTCTGCCGTGCTTCGCTGAGCGACCCGCCCGGGCCGAGCTCCTTGACCCAAGCTCCGAGCGCCGCGATGTTCCGCTTGTCCTGCTCGCTCGACGACCGCTTGTAAAGCGAGCGCAGCGTCGCGAGCGCTTGCGCGCCGTTGGTAACTCCCTCCGTCATGTTGCCCCTTCCTTGCCTTCTACTTCATCTTCTCGAACTTCTCTACCGCGAGGATGAGACTCTCTAGCCGATCCGTCACCGCGCGCAACGCCTCCCACCGTTCCCCCGTCAAAGTCCCGTCCCTGCCGGGCTCGTTCTGCGTTGTCGCGAGCAGCTCCCGCAGCGCTTTCGCAACTTCGCGGGATAGTACGACTCGCAAGCTGTGGACGAACCCGTCAGCTATTTGTCGCTGGTTCATTGTCGCGGACCTTCCGGCGTACGGCACGCAGGGCAATCGTCGGCCCACTCGATCGTCTTGTCCTTACTCGGGCACCGGCACTGGACGACGACGGTGTCGCAGTTGCGGCACTTGCGCATGAAGTGCTGGTGGGTCGCCATCGTCCTGCACGGCACCGTCCCGAGCGCGATGCTCGGCACCGTCTCGTCCTTGCGCGCCTTGACGAACGAGACCCGGCCCGGCGACAGCTCGACCCCGAACCACTCGTCGCGTCCGCGCGTCGATCGCTCCCACGAGCGCAGGCAGTCCAGCATGAAGCGAGCGAGTAAGAAGTCCGGCGTGTTGGACTTGTTCTCGCGCGAGTGCTTGTTCAGCAACGCCGTGAGCTCAGCCCCGAACGTTTGGTCGGCCGAAGCTTCGAGCGTGTGGTCCACGGGCTCAGACATCGCTCGACCTCCTCAGCTCATCCTTCACGCTCACTAGCTCCCAATCTTGGAAGACGACGCCTTCCATAAGCAACTGGTTGTCGGAGGCGTCCAGCGCTCGCTGGTCGCGGATAACCCGAACGCTGACGTGCGGGTCCACCGCCATCGGCAGGTACTCGGGCTCACCGATCGCGAAGTCGAACACGCGGCACGGAACGCGCCCCTGCTCGTCCTCGTTGCGCCCGAGCACGGTGCAGACGACGCGGTCGGCTTCCCCGATGAGCTTCACCAGCGTCGGCTTGCCTTGGTAGACAGGCTTCCAAACTACGAACCCGCGGTCGGTAGTGCCGATCGAGTGGTAGCCGGTCGGCGCATCGGGGAGCTCGCAGAGCTTCCCGGTCGCCTCCTCCAAGTAGAACTTCGCCGTGAACCTGAACCCGAACAGGTGCTCGAAATGACCCTCTGGAACCGATGCCATGACTCCCTCCTTGCTTTCCTAAAACGGCGAGAGGATAACGATCTCCTCCGCGAAAGATACCCACTGCCCGTCGATCGCCGACCAGCGGAGCTCGTGAAGCCGGAACGAGTCGCCCGGACCCAGGTCCCAGCTTTCGGCAGCTTCCTCGACCGCTGCCTCGTACGTCGCGAATACTCCCGGCGCGAGGTCGGCGTTCGCGTGTCGCGCTATGCCCCAGCGCGTTCCTGTCGGCTCGGTCACAGCACCCCGAGCTCGCGCAGCAACGCGACGAACTTGTCGGCTTCGCGTCGGTCGCTGTCTTGTTCCTCCGTGGACAGGTCGGCGTACCGTGTCCTCATTTGTCGTTGCCAACGTTCAACGAAAGGACGCGGGACGAGCACGCCGTCTTGGTACTCGCTAACGATCGGACGATCACACCTGTTGAACAGGTACTTCATCCAGCCGCTCCACTGCTCGTGACAGAGCGCTGCGAACTTGTCGCGGAACTCGTCCGAAGCCTCGAAGCCGGGGCACCCGCTGTCACCATCGGTGGTAGACAGCCACTCGACAACCGAGCATTGAAGTTCGGTCTCCTTCCGACGCGGCTGGAGCGCGCACGAAGTACCGACGTCGAGCTTCCGAGCATGCTTGCAAAAGTCGCAGCTCATCGGAGCACCTCCAGCACGAGCTTGGCTAGCGGGGCGACGCCTTCCTGCCAAGCGTCTTGGAGGTCGGAGTAGCCCATTTCGTGCACGTCTAGTTCGAGCAATCGACGAGCTATCCGCCGCGCTTGCATCTCGGGCCTCGGCTTCGGCAGCGGAGGAACCTCGCTCGACATTGTGCTCTGCCTGGTTGCCACGCATCTACAACCGTGTTCGCTTTCGCAGTCGGCGTGCGGTGGCAAGTTGGTCGTGTTGTGGTGTTGCTTACAGGCCGGACACGTATAGCCATCGAACTGCGCCCACGATCGCTGTTGACAGTTGGTGATGACAGTCATGTCGCCAGGTGCCTCTCGGGGTCCTTCACCACCACGACTGGTACGTCGTGCGCTTGGAGGATCCCGAGCGTGTTGTAGGCGTGCGTCCGCACTGCCTGCTTCGACCTACTGCCTATCGGGCGCTCCACTTGCCGAGCCAGGACTTCGCCAGCGTCGACGAGGCGCCAAGACCACTGGTCAGCCAACGGTTCCGAAATACGATGAACTTCTATCACGGTGCTCGGCATCGACTATCCTTTCGTCACTATCCGCTTCCGCCCCTCTTGAGCTGGGGACGCTTCAAACGTTGCTCCGCATTTGTGGCACTCGAACCAGCGGTGCCTAAGCTTCACGAACTCCCCGTGCCCGCACACAGGACAACGGAACTCGGTTCCGAGGACGTTCAGTCGCCTCAGCTCCATATACCCGTCGTCGTTCATCGCTCTCCCCAGTCGTGCAGCGGGCAACCCGTAACGTCGTGCGGGGTCGGGCACTCGCACGCGAGTGCTTCCGCTTGCTCCTGGATGCGAAGGGCGAACTCGAAGTCGACGAGGACTCGACGCCCGGCGAGCTCGCGCTCCCAAAGCCAGTACGACCCCGGAGTCTTGCTCGTGTGCTTCCAGCCCTTGCCTCGCAGGTACGCTTCCTCGGCGAACCGCGCTTGCTCCCGCTCCCATCGAAGATGCGCGATACTTTTTAGGTCAGCCATCAGTGCGCGCCTTCCTATGCTCGCCCCTACCGCGCCGCACGAGGTCGGCCAGCAGCTCGTCAGCCTGCCCCCGCCACTCCTCCTGCGGAATTCGGTCGTTGCCTATCATCGCCGCATAGACTTCCGAGCCCATGACGTCGCGGAACAAACGATGGTAAACGACCTCCTCGCTCCGGCCAGGCGGGCGCAGCAACGACAAGGCGGACAGGCTGCTGAGCAGCTCCGCCTTGGTCGGCTCGGTCATGTCCCCGCCTTCCTTGAACCGACCGATGAGCTCAAGCACGTGGCTGCGATAGACCGTCTTGGTCAAGCGCAGCAACGGCGGCGTCGGCCAAAGCCACTCCCACGCTTCGTACCCGTGCACCTTGCAAAGCTCGTCGGCCTCCGCTCCGAGGTCGAACGCTCGCATGATCTTCGTACCCTCGCCGCGCGGCAATACTGCGCCCAGCGCTCGTTCCATTGCCTCCATGTCTCCCTCCAGTCGGCTACTTTCCTCGGCTCAGAACCAAACCTCCACGATCTGCGGTTCGTCGTCCGGACTGCGTGGCACGCGAAGCATGTGGCGTCCAGCGTTCGGCAACGAGCGGCGCGCCTCCTTGAGCGTGTTGTGGACCGAGTGCTCGCGGGTCGGCGCCGTGAACCCCGGCTCGATGACGTGCTTGCGAACGACGTACTTGCCCGGGAAGTCCCGCGGGTTGTCGTAGATGACCAGGCATGCGTCCAAGCTCATGTTTCTTCCCTCGGTCGAAAGATTTGAACAGGGATCGGTGATAACGCTTCGATCTCTCCTTCGCAACCGTCTTCAACCCGATAGCCTTTCAGCCAGCAGTTATGGCACACCCACTCGCACTCGCACTTCGGGCAACGAATGCGGAAGTTCAAGCGCTCCTGGTCGTCGTAGAAACTTTCGACCAGCTCCAACTTCGGGTGGTCGTTGAGGTCCAACGGGTCGCACGTGCACTCAGCTTCGGGCTTCGGGTCCGGCCACGGTTCCCCTTCCGCATCTTCCCGCGGCGGGATGAACGTCGCGAACCAGTCGTACAACTCCTGGTCAGACTCCTCGACCTGCCGCTTTACTTCGATGTCTTTGAAGTAGAGCTGGGTCGGGAACGGAGCAACGATCTCGCGTTGCTCAACTTCGACGTCGGGCAAGTCCTCCTCCAAGTCCGACCAGGAGTCCCTCGGCATACCGTCGACCGCGATCGTGAACTTGAACTTCTTGGGCGCGCTCATCGCCGCCCCCAACGTCGCGCTTGCACCCACGACCACCCGAGCCGCATCCACACGAGCAGCAAACCCGCAGCCGCGATCTCGTTCGGGCAGACGTGCACGGTGCTCAGCACCGACCAGGCGTACACTACCAGCTCGTTCATTTCTCCCTCCGCTGCTCGCTTCCCTAGTTTTCCGATACGCGCTCCCAGCTATCGTGGAGCGCTTCGATCGTTAGGTAGTGGGTGGCGCAAGCGTGGTCGCCCACCGCCAGCCCGACCACTCCCGCCACGTCGACGCTCACGATCCGACACGGTTCAGCGAGCTTCTCGCCCTTGGGCCGCCACCGCTCGCCCGTGCTAACCCGCTGCGTCCTTGGCACCTCGTGCCCGATGATTTGCATATCCACGCGCTTGCTCCGCCGTTTCATATAGGGCTGCAACGTCCTACAGGCAAACCCGCTCGCGGTCTACCTCCCAAAGCGGGGAGCTCCCGGCTTCGCAGCCCGGAGTCACTCAGCATCACTCAGCATCACCGCTCAGCATTGCCTCAGCATCACCCGAGGACGTGTCAGCGATTCTTGCGACGCGAGCCCAAATGACTGGGTTTTTCACCCGGCGTCACTCAGCGTCACCTCAGCGTCACCCAAACGCCGCTGCGGGGCCTAGTTCACCCGCCAGCGGGGCTCGGGCAGCAAGGATGCCACCCAAGCTGCTTGGCTTTCGTCCAGCTCTGCGAGCAGCTCCGGGCCGGTACGACCCCCGAGGAAAACCGTCCCCTCCCCGATGAAGCAGCGGACGTGCCCGACCCGCCCGTCCTCGTGCCGCACGGCGGGGTAGGCTGCCCACTTGCCCTTCCCGCCCGCTGCTTCGATCGTCCCGTCCACCGTGGTCGGCTTCCCGCACACGGCGCAGGTGCGGGGCCACTCATCCCTCGTCACGCAGGTCCTCCACGTTCTCCCGCCACGCAGCCTTGCCGGCTTCGTAGCCGTCGCGATAGTGCGCTTGGAGCGCTCCGGCCGGGATGCCTTGGATCGTGGCTTCGATGTTCCGCAGCAGGCCGCGCAGCATCGCATTGTCTCGGCGCAGCGAGCCGGTCTCCGCGGCAACCTCCGACACTGCGGGAGCTGCCAACCAGTCGCGCGCCATCTTCACCAGCACCGTGGGCACGATGAACTCGTAGCCCCGCACGTCGACGCGGCAGAGCCCCGTGTTGGGCTCGTCGAGGAAGTCGAGCACCGTCAGCGTCTCCCAGTCAGACAGCACGAAAGCATCGCCCTTGGTCAGCGGCTCACTCTTCCACACAGGCAGGTGCTCGGGTAGCACGCGGCCCGCATCCATCACCAGCTTGTCGAAGGCGCTCACGCGGCTAGGGGACAGGCCAACGCTTGCACGCCACCGAGCGTCGTCGTCGTCCTCGATCTGCTTCGCGCGCTTCAGCCCTTCTTGCATCTTGGCGTCGAGGTCGATGGGCTCGTAGGGAGTGCACCCGTAGACGGGCTGGACGCTCGCGTTCACGTCGTCGAGCGTGCGCTCGAACGCAGCTTGGCAAACCACGGGGCACCACTCCGGGCGCACCTTGTTCGCGTCGTCGTCGTAGTCGTGCCACAGTCGTTTGCCGCCACCAGGCTTGCCGATCTTGCATACCTGAACGTCGTGAACGTGGACGCGGTTGCGGCATACCTCGCACGTTAGCTCGGGACGCTGGAGCGCTTCTTGAACGCGGTCGACGACAACCTCGGGAAGCAGCATCTCCTCGCCGTCCCGCAGCACGAGCTTGCGGATCGTCATGAAAGCGTCGACCGCGGTCGGGGGATCGCCGGGTTTGCTTTGCCAGCTCATAACCAGTCTCTCCGCTTGAACTCTTCGACCAGTCGCTCGGCGGAGTTGCAACACTGCTCTTCGTCAGCCTCGGACCACTCGACGAAGCAAAGCGTCGCGATGCGCCGGAGCTCCTTGCTCGCAAGCGCTTTCTTGTTTGCATCGAGCCCGTCGGCGATGCGCTCTAACGTCGCCCTTTCGGTCATAGCCAGCCCTCTTCTTTGAATGCCCGAACCAACGTCTTCGCAGCGCTCACGGCTTCGCGCGCTCCCTCGTAGTTGCCGTCTAAACGATCGAGCGTGTACGAGCTGCGCCCGTTGCTGCGGTCGGAGTTCACGAACACGTAGCAAGCAACGCGCCGCAGCTCCTTGTGCTCGCTGGCACGAGCGTAGAGCTCTTTCCACTTGTCGCGGTCCTCGCGCAACTCGGCGAGCTCCTCGACCCAAACGGCTAGCTGCTTGTAGAACGCTGCCACGTCGTCTTTGTCCGCTCCGCCGTAGTGCGCAGCGTAGGCTCCGAGGCGTTCCACGGCGTCCCGCATCTCGGCGTTCATAGCCAGCCCCGTTTCACCATCACGTCGACCAGCGCTTCAGCCTGCTCGCACGCCATCTCGGACAAGGCTTCGCTTACTTGCTCGTCGCTAACGTCCACCCCGGCATCGACGGCGCGTTTGATGAGTTGCTTGTCTTCCATCAGCTCTTCGTATCGGGTCCTCGCGATGTCGCGTAGCAGTTCCCGGCGCAGCGCTTCGCCCTGCTTTTCCATCAAGTCGTCGATGACGAGCATCTTGCGCGCAGGGAGTTCCTTGGTAGCTTCGAGCTTGCCTTCCTTGTCGCGCTCGTAGGCATGCCGCACCGCGTCTTGGGTCGTGGTCGGCTTGCCGGAGCACTCGATCTTGGAAGCCTGGCAGAGCATGGCGTTCAGCCCGCACCGCGTGCACGTCTCGACCCACAAACCGATCCCGCACTGCTCCTTGGGTCCGCTGAAGTCGTGCCCGCCCTGCGCGGCCTTCGCGCTTTCCTCGATCTTCCTATGGACGTGCGACCCGAGTCCCTGCTCCCGCGCTCGCTGGAACTGCCGCAGCGTTTGTGGGCAAGGGTCGTCGTCGCTCCACTGGACCGTGATGCGGTTCGGCCTGCACATGACGCAGGAGCACGCGGCCTGCTGCCGAAGCGGGCACCACGAGACGCGACCGTCTTCGTCGGGCTCATCCGTGGTGAATGCTTTGCCCGTCAGGTTGCATGAGCTTTCGTAAGTATCGTGGTTGTGGAACGGGCAATTGAAGCAACCTTGCGCGTCGATGGTCCAACGCGCTTGCTCCAGCATGCCGTCGTCCTTCGCCGCTTCCAGCTTCGGGTCGTCGGTTACTTCGTGGAGGTCCCAGTTAGGCAGGTCCGACTCGGGGTCCCACCCGACCCCGTTGTCGCCCCACTCGACGAAGACCCTGTGGATCTTCGAGCGCAGCGGGCACCCGGCTGGCGCCCGCGTGTCGGTCGTGTCCAAGCTCGGGTCCAAGTTGCACCGCTGGACGTCGCGGCAGAACGGCCCGCGGAACGGGCATCCGATGCACCCGCCCACGAGCGCATGGCGCGTCGTCTGCTCGGCCATACGCTCTCGCGCTTGCAGCTCCTCGGGGCTCGCTGTCGTCGGGTCATACCCTACTCTTCCGCCTTCGTTTGTCATGACTCCCTCCTTGGTCATCGGTTGCGTCGCATCTTCTACCGCGACGCGCAGCGCGTCCAGCTTCGGTCTCGAACGTAGGTCGCCGCAGTACGCGACGGCCGCGTCGAAGACCGGACGCATGAAGTCGCGTGGCACCCGTCGCAGCCGCTCATGAGCAACAGCTCGGGTTCTTCGGGCAGGCAGTCCGCCCTTTGCAGTTGCCCGGGTCGTAGCAGAAACTTGGGCAATCGCTCCGCACGTCGAGGCGCGGGTTGGCCGGGTACGGCAGCGGCTCCAGCTTCACGGGAACGTCGAACGCACGAGCTCGCGCCCGCGCTTCGTCGAGGTCCTTCGCTTCGATGCACCCCGAGGAGCGCTTCGCGAACGTCACCCAGTAAAAGTTCTGCACGGCTACCCTCCTATGAGCGCGCGAACGAGCCGAGCCAAGTCGTGGCGCGTCATCACTTCCAGCATCGTGTCAACCTCCGACGCAGCGTTCGCGCCATCGCGGATCTTGTCCAGGTACTTCGCGACGATCGGGTCGTTCAGCCGCCTGTTCGCTTCCCTCAGCTTTCCTATGTCGAGCATTCTTTCCTCCAGTCGTTGTCGTCCCACGGGCACTCGCCCGCTTGGATGCAATCCCACTCGTGCTCCGTCGGTTGTCGGAACTTGCCGACGAGCTCCGCTTCCACGTGCTCGGCGTAGTCGCCGCAGCGGTGGTACTCGGTCTTGCCTTCCCAAACCGATACGCCGTGCGGCGCGTTGTCGAGCCCGAAGTCTTCGAGGTACGCGAGTCCGGCTTCGTGCATCTCGAACCGCACGTGCGGGCCTACCGTCCACAGCACGACCCCGCGTCGATAGGCGTCGCTCGCAACCACAGCCAGCGACGGCTTGTCCCACGCCGAGCTTGGGTAGCCATCCCACTTGTCGTCACTCATCAGTTGTCTCCCTTCTTGCCCGCCGACGTGCGGGCGCGTTCCAGTCCACGGTGCAGCTCGGCCCGCACAGGATCGTCCCGACGGGTTCGGGCCCGTCGATGGTCATCGGCCTGCCGCAGTTGTCGCAGCGCTCCTCCCACGGGCCACCGCAGCTCGGGCACGAGCTCTCGTAGTAACAGATGTCGCAGTAGGAGCAGTAGAAGTCGGGGCTAGGCATCGCGGTCCTCCATGACCGCTTTGCCCACGACGCTGTCGACCGGCTTCAGCTCGACTCCCTTCCACGGGAACAGAGCAACCACGCCGCCGTGCCAGCGAGCGCAGCTCGGGCAAACCTGCCGGCGCTCCGAGAACACCGACTCGCCGAGAAGCATCGTGTCTTGGAGCTCCCACGCCGTCTTGGCCCCGCACTCGGGGCACAGGGGCGCGCCATCGGAGGCCGGGCGCGGACAGAGATCGTTATCCATCGTCAACCTCCAGGCTTGCAATGGCAATCCACGTCCGGGTTGCTCCCGCAGCTCGGGCAACGAAAGTCGAGTTCGTCCGCGAGGACGAACGGCGGGGTCGGCTTCGAGACTTCCCCACCCGCGCCGAAAACTTCGTACGCCGCGATCGCTACTGCCACGGCCGACTGCGGGTGCGCCGCCTTCTTGGCCTCAGCGAAAACTGCCAGCAACAACTCACGCTCGAACTGGAGCGCGTCTGCGAAAGGGCGCGAGTCCTCGTCGAAGTCGCACAAATACTCAAGCTCGTACCAGGCGGAGTCGCCTCGTTGCCTTGCTTCAGCCATGTTGCCCGTGCCTCCCTTCCTGGTAGGCCCGCACGCGCTCCTCGGCTTCCGCTTTGCTGAACGGCTCCCCGTAGTCCAGCCGTGCGTCGGCCACGACGCAGCGGGCATCCAGCAGCCCGCGATGGATCATGAAGTCCACCGCGGCCGCCATCATGTCGGCCGCGATCTTGTCGAAGGGACGCCCGACCTCGAAGTCCATCGTTAGGTCCTGCTTGTCGTAGGCCAGCGCCTCCCACAAGCGCCAGCGAAGCTCGCGGTAGTCGGTGCAGTCCTCCTTCGGAACGACGTGCACGAGCACCCGCTGGCGCGCCACGTCGATGTCGGCGTGGACCGTCTCGACCCCGTCGACCGCGCGCACCTGCTCCTCGATGCCCGGAGGCATGCGGTCCCTGCGAACGAAGCGCATGATGGCGTCGCAGTTCATGCACCAAGCCGTGAACTCGTTGCCCGCGAACGGCGCGAACGCGACGAACTTCTGCTGGCAGCGGGTACACTCGACCTCCATGCGGTCCATCTCCCCCGCCATCCCCGCCGTGCGCTTCGGCGCCTTCGGGTTCGGGTAGCAGTTCAAAAGCTTCTTGCAGAACGTGCAGGCCACGGTGCTGGCTCCGTGCTCCAGCGGTCCTGCGACGAGGAACTGCGAGCCGCACTCCATGCAATCGACGGTCACGGTCTCGAACTCCGCGATCTCTAGCTTGTCGTCACTCATCCTTTGCCCCTTTCAAGTTCGTCACGAGCAGGACGCACCGCTCGTTCCTGATGATTGCTCGGCCGTCCGGCACGGCGTCGTTCTCTACGACGTCGATCTCGAACGGTCCAACGCTGTGCTTCCTGCTCGGGAATAGCTCGTCGGAACAAACGAAGCGCGACAGGTCGAGGACGCGCTCAACCATCGTAGGACTCGCCGATCTGTCGGTACGTTCCGCCGCAAGCGAAGTCGCAGCTCCCGCCTTCGTTCACGCCAGGGTAGTCCTCGCGTTCGTGCCCGCACCCGTCGCATTGCCAGCGGTAGCGCAAGTTCAACTCCCGCACGTCGTTCCACTCTCGGTCGTCGTCATACCATCTCATCGTCACTCCCTCCCTGCTTGCGCCAGCCTACGGCGCCTCGGGGTGCGGGACCAACCAAACGCCGGCCGGCGCGAGCTCGCTCAAGAAAAGTTGGTTCAGCACCATCCATGGTTCGTGGTTGGGCGTCTCGGCCGGGTGCCTGCCGTCGAAGGCCCGCAGGTGCCTGTCCGCTTCGGCGAGGCTGGTTACCAAGACGGGTGCAGGCCCGATGCCGACGCAGACGACGCAGGGGCGATAGCAGTGGAGCCACTTGGGCGGAGCGCACTGCTCGACGTAGACGTTCGCGCCCGACGCGATCCGAGTTAGGTGCGCGAACTTCGGCGTCGACTTGTAGGCGATCTCGTCGACCTCCTTGGCTACCGCGTCCGCCTGTTGCTGGAAGACGAGCTTCGCGAGGTTGGGAGCGCAAGACGCGCGCAGCCTAGCCCCTTCGGCGTAGCACGCCGCAGCGCTGATACCGTCGGTGACCAGGATGCCCGCGCGGTTTTGGAGCTCAACGTCCCGGTTGCACTCGGGGCAGCGGATCGTCTCGTGCTCGCCGTCAACCAGGAGCTTGCGCCCTGTCGTCCAGAACTTCTTCTTGCACTCCCAGCACCGGACGAACGTTACGCCTTCGTCGAGGGTCGTCACGGCGCCTCCGGGTATTGCTTGTCGTACTCGTCGACGGCGAAGCTTAGCTTCAAGACTCGGTTCTCGACTGTGGGTCGCAAGCGCGCAGCTTGTGCAAACCCACAAAGTTGTCTCGTCGTCGCTCAAGTCTTGGCAAGGGCTCACGGCAGCAACTCCTTGACGAGATCCTCGTAAGACTTGCCCGTGACGAGCGGGGCTGCCTCGACCTCGTGGTAAGACCAGCCCAAACGCTCGTGCAGGTTGTTGGCTTCCTGTTCGTCGAACAGGACCGCGAGGACTTTGCCGCACTCGACCGGCGACTCCTGCCGGCGTAGCACGTACACGGTCGTCACGGCGTCCGCTCCTTTCGGATGCGAAGCTCGTCCCGCATGCGTTGCTGGCAAAGCTCGATCGCCCGCATCACTTCCCCGAACGGCTCCGTCGTTACGAGGTTTTCGTCGCTGCGCATCGTCAGCACCGTCCCCGCGTCGCCTTCTTCGTCGTCCTCGTCCAGTTCGCGCACGTGAACGCTCACGATGTCTTCCCATCGCACTGCGAACGGGTCCCCGACTACGTCGAGCAGCACTATCCAGCCAAGCGGAACCTCGTCGACCACGGTTACCTTCTTCTCTTCGCTCATCGTATGCCTCCCTCCAGTTCAAGTCCGCACCAACGTTCCGTGATAGTCAGCGGGTTCGCGGTGCCGTAGGTGTCGCGTGCTAGCTTGGCCCAAGCTTCCCGTCCACCCGAGACGAAGGCGTGGGCCCATCGCAGCGCAGCCGGCAACGGCACCATCGCGCTCGGCAGTCCGAAGCGCTGCGAGATCCTGTCGCAGCGCCGGATCGTCGCGGTGGTGTAGTCGCCCAGGTTCGGAGTCGGGACCATAGCGTCGGGGTCGGAGCAAACCGACGGCGCCTGCGGCTTGCACGCGAAGTACCCGCGGCAAGCGTCGGGGCGATCCTCGTACACGGTGCAATCGAAGTACACGCCCAGCAGCGGGCACGTGATCTGCCGCACGAACCAGGAGCGGTTAGTGGTGCCGTGCTTCAGCAACTCCTTCTCCTGCGCCTCGCAAATCGGAAGGATGCTCCGCTCCAGCCACGCAGCTTTGCCCTGCTCCTCCAGCGAGCGAACGATCGCGACTGCCTCGACTACGAAGCAGGTCACGACGAACTTGCAGCACTGGTGGCAGCCGCGCTCGCACGCCACCTTCGCCTCGCACTGCTCCAACGCGACCGCAACCTGCGCGTCGGTCTCGGTCCTCGATGCCCGCAGCTTCGCGGCTACCTTGAAAGTCAATCCTTGCTCCATGCTTGACAACCCTGCCTTTCGTTCTACTCTCTCGCCGTTCCTCCTTGCGTTGATGAACGGCTTTGCCTGACCGCCCCTGTCATAGCTCGCAGGGGCGGTCGTTTTCTTCCAGCTCCCGTATCCGTTCTCGGACGCGCACCGACGGGGCCGTGATGAGCTCCCGCGAGCGACGCTGCCGCCAGCGCGTCCACAGCGCGAACCCGTCCATCCTGCGCGCGGGTCGGTGGTCCCACGTTTGGTAGGGCTTGAACACGTGGACCACGTCGCGGTCGCGCCTCCCGCCGTCGAGGACGAACGGGCGCGGGTCGAACGTGAACGTGTCGCGCTGCCGCTCGAAGTCCTCGATCGCGTCGAGGATCGACTGCCACGAGCGTCCGTTGCTGTACCACCGATAACGCGCGGCCAAAGCCTCGCGCTCCTCCTCCTTGCGCTTGCGCTCGGCCCACGACAACCGCTCCTCGGGGTCGGGTTGCTTGTCGGCGTCGGGGGCCTCGGGAGCTTCGCCCACCGGGTTCCACTTCGGGTGCCGAGCGAGAACGACCCGGGCAAGCTTCGACGCTTCGGCGAGCGACCGCGCCCAGACGATCGCGCGGTCCCTGTCCCCGAAGTGAACGCGCGGCACGCCGTCGAGCTCGCACGCTACCGACGCCTCGGCGGCTGCTTCCTCGCTCGTGGCAACGAACGACGCGAACGGCGGGTCGATGGAGAGCAGCGGGGACTGGAAGCCAGCCCAGCCCGCGACCAAGCACATGGACAAGCCGTCGTGGTACGGGACGAACCCGCCGCGCACCTTCCAGCTCAGCGGCGCGTCGTCCTTCTCCACGTAGTCGGGGACGGGCCAACCGCTACGCCCGATGACCGAGCGATAGTGGAGCGAGCCGAAGCATGCCCAGCGAACGTCCACGTACCGCGCTCGCTTGCGGTCCTCCTCCGCGAGCTGCTCGCCCAAGCACTGGAAGCAGTAGCCCGGAGCGCTGTGGAGCTCGCAGCTCACTTCAAGCCTTCGGTGATCGCCCAGCTCGGAACGTACACCCGACGCCCGACCTTCCTCGAGGGCAACTCGCCGGAGGCTATGAGCCTGCGAACCGTCTTGACGTGGCACCCGAACGCGGCTGCCACCTGCTCCGCCGTCACCCACTTGCTCTCCTCGTAGCTCTTCACGGGGACCGCGCCCGCTTGGTCGATGCGCAGGTAGAAGTCGCAGCCGGGGTCGACGTAGGAGTTCGCTACCGCTGCGACCTGCGCGAGCTCGGCGACCCCGAGCTTCGTTTTCTTACCGACCACCTTCGCGAGCGCTTCCCCGACGGGACGCTTGCGCAGCTCAACGGCGCTCCGTGGTTCGCTTGCCCCTTTGCTGGTTGCCATCGGCTCCCTCCTGCCCTGTCTAGATCCATCAGCTCCAGCGAAAGTCCAGCAGAACGTCATTCCGCTCCCAACTTTTCCTGCCCTGCCCAGGGGCCTAGTGCTGGGCCTAGAAGGGCCCTTCTAAGCCCCGACCCCCAAGGACGAGCGAATGCGCGCAGGAATACGCCCCGCGGGGGCAGGGAGGCAGGGAGCGGGCGCTCTTGGGCTTCTAAGATACCCGCTGGACGTTCGCCAGAGTCTCCAGGGCCGATCTGCTGAGGGAGCCCGCCCCGTTGCTTGACCCGTTGGACTGCGCTTCCAGCTTCGCCTTGGCATCCCGCAAGGCTTGCGCGCGACGCTGCTTCTTGCGGAGCTTGCGTCGGATGCGGCGGGCGAGCTCCCGCGCCAGCCACGAACCCATGAGCCGGTCCCCGGTGTGCGCTTGCGGGTCGTACTCCAGTTGCTCGACCACCCACGCTCGGATCTCCTCGTCGAGCTCCCCGTGGACCGTGTCCGGCCCGCACGTGGCGTTCGCGTTCGGGATGATCCAGCGGCCCGCCTCCTCCTCCGCCGCGAGGGACTCCAGCCCGTACGTCGGGTCAGCCTTGTTCTTCCCGGTCGTGAACCGTGCCACGGGCATCACGACCTCGTGCTCCTGCGCTTGCTGGACGATGAACTCTTGGGCTGCGTTGTTCTCGACCATGAAGTACCCGCCGAAAGCGTCGAAGGCTCCCGCCATCCGACCGATGATCTCCGAACCCTTCCAGCGCCCCGCTTGGATCTTGAGCGGCTGCCTGTCGTCGTTGGGGTGGACGAACAACGAGAAGATGACCGTGAGGTCGTTGCGCTTGCGCAGGCCGACCCCGAGGTCGACGCCGTGCACCACGAACGAGCCGGCCGGGAGCTCGTCCGGTAGCTCTTGGTAGACCGGCGCTCCCTTGCCGCGTTGCAGGCAGCGGTTGATCCACGAGTGGTGGAAGCGACGCGCGCCTTCGTCGTACGGCTTGAGCAGGAACATGCGGGCGAACTCAAGCTCCCCGAGGTCGATGCGCTTCTCCTGCAAGCGCTCGGGGTTCCAGCGCTGCGGGTCGACGATGTCGCCGTCCGCGTCGAATATCGGGCAGCGCTCGACGAACCACCCGTCCTTCTCCAGCAGGTGCGCGAAGTCCTCCGGGTGCCAAGCGTTCGTCAAGAATATGACCCGCGAACGTTTCGTGAGTCGGGTGAACAACGTGGAGCGCACCCAAGCCGCTGTCTCCTTGCGCTGCGCCTCGGTCTTCGTGTTGTCCTGGCTGAGAATGTCGTCCAAGTAGAGGTCGTCGATGCGAGCGCCTTGGATGGCGCCGTGCAAGCCGACGGCTTGGATGGACGGGTCGCGGGAAGCGTAGGGGCGCTGGACCGTGATCTCCGTGTCGGTCCACTTCGACCCGCGCCGCAGGTTCGGGTGAACTTCGTGGAGCGCCTCGGAGCTCTCGATGAGTTGCTTGATCTGCCCGAGCGGCTTCTTGGCCTGCTTCTCCGTGTCCGAGCAGATGACTATGCGGCGGGTCGGGTCGTGCGCGAGCGTGTCGATGCTCCGGGCGACGACGAGCTGCGTGGACTTGCCGCTCTCCGGGTACGACCACAGCACGAAGCGCGAGTGCTGGTTCGCTATCTCGTGCCAGCGCTCGTGCTGCGGGAGCTGCTCGATCGGAGCGCCTGTCTCCTCGTCGCGGATGGCGAACTCAGCCAGCGTATTGACGTTCTCGCGAGCGAGCTTGACGCGCTGTCGCCTGTAGGCGACGAACGCTTCAACCATCTCGTGGGGAATGCCGGGTGCGATGGCGTCAGCCGCCTCCATCCCCCGCCTTTCCCTTCCCCCCCGGCAACACGACCAACCCTTGCCGCGCGACGCGCTGGACGGCGCGCGTGGTCGCGTGGAACTCGTCGACCACGTCTTGGAGCGAGCCCGGAGCGTTCGCGATGATGTCGGTGGGCTCACCCAGGATCAAGCGCTCGCTGCGGACCACCTCGCCCGCTGCCTCGCTCGACCGCGAAACTATCCGCGCCAGTTGCTCCATGAACCGCATTCGCTGCTGTACCGTGAACGGCTTCTTGGTCACGGGGTCGATGCCGCGCTTGAGGTCGAGCCCCAACTTCTGCGCCTGCTCCAGCATGCCTTGCAGGGCGAACCGCGTGACCCCGACGAGGCCCATAACGTTCTGCCGCTGGCTCCGAACGAGCCCGGCTTCCTGCTTGCGGACGGCGACGACGTCCTCGAACGCCTTGTTCGAGTTCTCCTTCACGCGCTGGGCGCGCTCGTCGGCGTCCATCGCCTTGCGCTTGGCCTCCTGGTCCGCGAGCGCTGCGCGGGCTGCGGCCTGCTCCTCGGCGACGATGTCTTGCATCGGGCGACGTTCGAGCCTCGGCCAGCCGTCCATCCAAGCCCGGCGCGCCGTGTTTCGGGACACTCCGGCACGTTTGGCCGCCGCGCTCACGTTGCCCGGCTCCTCGCGGAACGCGGCCAAAACAGCGTTCCAGGTGTCGATGGGGATCGCGTGGTTGCCCATTTCGACCAAGTTCTTACCACCGAACGTGACTCCCGGCCAGGTAGGTGGTCATGTTGGGTCACGTTGGCCGCCTGGCACTTCGCCCCGCGGTACACGTGCCCCGAACGCAAGAATGCCCGGGACAGCCGAAGCCATCCCGGGCGGAGTTGCGGGGCGAGGCGGGCGCGGCGTTCAGCCGCGTCGGACGGTTCCCTCGGTCGGGTCGTACAGGAACCGCGGGGGGGAGTAGCCGCGACGGGTTGCTCGGAGGCACTCGTCGAAGCGTTCGAGGAACATGCGGGCCGCAGCGTCGTAGGTTGCCGTGCTGTCGTCGTCCAGCGCGTAGGCCGAGACGTGCATGGCGTTGCGGTGGCACCTGCCGCTCGGGTCCGTCACCTCGACCAGCACTCGGAAGCAGTCCTCCTCGGGCATGTCGAAGCCCTTGGTCAGCCGCTGGAACTCCTGCTCGTACTGGCGCCGGACCTTGGCAGTGCTCTCCTGCTGCCGCTGCAACGAGGAGAGCTGCTCAGCTATGGCGCCCACGAGGCGCTCGATGTCGCGGTCGGGCAAGCCGACCCGGGCCTGCTCGAGAACGGCGTGGGCGAGCTCGGTTGCGAGTTCCGTTGTCATCGTACCTTTCCCGTTCACGTGTGGCCCCTCCGCGCTACGAAGTCCTCGATAGCTTGCGCGAGCTGCTTCAGCGCGGGGGTCGACGCCCCTCCGAGCAGCGGGCCGGCCAGCACCATCGCCTTGCGAACGCGGGCCTGCGCTGCTTGGTGGTTGAACTGCCTGCGGGTCATCGGGTCGTCGTGCAGAAGCTCGGGCTGCGGTCCCTGCGTCCCGCGCAGCGGGTACGGCCCGCCGTCGTGGCGCCACTTGCTGCCGTCGTTGAGCCTGACGAACCGCTTGTAGATGCCTTCCACCTTGCGCAACGTCAGCGTCCTGTTGCCCCCGAGCGTCGTCGCTTCGACGAACACGCGCTCGCCGACGGTCCACGGTTGCTCAGGCATCAAAACCCCACGGGCAAGCCGAGGCGCTTGCGCTCCTCGACGACGAGCTCGGCCACGTACATAGCGAACCCGCAGGCTGCTCGCGCCGGTAGTCGTCCACGCGGTTGCGCGTCCGCTCCTGCTTGTCGACGACGTAGCAGCAACGCCCGGCGCACACCGCCTCGTACCGCTTGTCGACTCCCTCCTTGGCGAACGTGCGGTTCAACCTGTCCCGCAACGCGCTCGGCCTCACTTTCTTCTTGCTTCGCATCTCTCCCTCCTTGCTCTCGGTTCCAACTTCTCGAACGATTCTCATAGCATGGCTATTTGCAGGCCACTTGCTCAGCCCACTGCGGTGCGCAGGTCGAGCAACGCTTCGTGGAACGCCTCCTGCGGCGTGTCGCCCGTGCCTTCGCTTTGCAACGACTTGCAGCTCCCTTCGCTGATGACGGTGACCTTGCACGCGACGCGGTTCGACATGAGCTGTCGGAACTTGACCGACCGGCTGGGCTTGCCGCGCAGCCACTCCTCCCACTCCTCCCACGACTCCCCCGGGTCGACGACGAACGCGGTCCTGCGCTCGGTGTGCAGGCCCGTGTCGAGCTCGCGCTCGCACACGATGTACCCGAGCAGCCGCGCGCCGAAGTACGGCTCGCTGTACGTGCGGACCCGGGCGCGCGGGCCGAACTGCCGCAGCACCGCCTCGGTCGGGTCCGACCACTCGCGCTCCGACACCACCAGGGTCGGGAGCGATTGCTTCTTTTCCCTCATAGTTTCCCTCCGTTAGCTCGTCTGTTACCAAAGCATGAAGCGCCCGCCTCTGTCCTCGCAGGCATTGCACCTCCAAACGCGCTCGTGCTGTCGAGCGCCCAAGCTCTCGTCGGTCATGAACTTCGTCCGGTGCCGGGTGCCGCACCACTTGCAGCAGGCCCAGCGCTCCGGCCGCAGCAGGTTTCCCCACCAGCGCACGAGGCGGCGCCTCAGCCGGCGCCTCAGCCGCGCGAGCGAGGATTCCGAAGTCCGCTGCGGGCGCGCCGGGCGGACCATAGCGGGGCTCCTGTACCCCGCGGCGGGGTCGGTCACCCGGAGCGGACGCGGCTCGGGGACCGGGGACAGCGGGGCCACCATGCGCCGCAGTCCCTCCGCTGCTTCCTGGGCGTCCACGCCGAGCTCGCGCATCGGGGGCGGGTGCTTGGGCCCCGGGTACTCGGGAGCTCGCGGTCGGTATCCGGGCATCGTGCACTCTCCTCCGTGCAAGTCGCAGCCGCACGGGCATCGCGGGTCCAGCGACGACTCGGGGGGCGGCGGAACCCACCTGCGCTCCTGCGGTGTTTGGAACGTGACCACGGCGCTATCCTACTCGAATCGTGAAGAAAACTTCGACGCGCAGCGAGGCAAGGTCGCAGTCCGCTTCAACGTTCACCTTGTCGACGCGAAGCGCCGCGTACCTGTAGGACGTGCCGAGCTTGACCCGCCCGTCGGCGAGCTTGAGCAGCTCGTCGTCCGAGTCGGTATCCCCGTCCCGGCGCAGCTCGTCGAGGTCGGTTGCGGTGCTCGCCGCGACGGCGGTCCGCACGAGCTCCACGGGGTCGAAGCTCGGGGTCTCCAGCGCCTCGTAGGAGAACCTGGTCATCGACGCCGTGCGGCAGAGCTGCTCGCCCTCCCGCGGCTCGGCGTCTTTGGGTAGCCACGTCACCGGACCTTCCGCGGAGTTGCGGCTGACCAGGTCGACGAACCGCTCGCTGAGCAAGGCCTCCTCGATTCGGTGCACGTCAACCACGGCGGTCCTCCTCCGAGCAGCGCGGGCAGCGTGCCCCGTACCGCGCGCCGAACTCCCAGCCGCGCAGCTCGGAGACCGAAACCTCGTCGACGCCGTCGCGTTCGCCGACCGGGGCGAGCAGCACCTCGTCCTTGCACTGGCCGCACCGGACGCGCGGCGCTCGCTTCATGCACTCGGGGCAGACCCAGTCACGGTCGGGTTCCCCGACCTTGCGCCACTCGTTTTCGAGGTGCGTCCAGCCGCGCAGGTCGACGAGCGAGTAAGCCGACTCGCCCACCGTGCTCATCGGCAAGCGCTCCCGCACGCCGCACCTCGCGCACCGAACGGCTTGGCAGGGCGACAAGTCCTTCGCTTCCTCGCGTTTCGACGCGCACCGCGGGCACCGCCAGTGCGACCCCACGTACTCCCACGACTGAGGTTCCTTGAACGCTAGGAACTCTTGCATGCGGTGCTCGGTCGAGCCGGGCATCTTGACGACGAGCGACGAGTTGTTGTTGCTCAGCTCCAGCATCCCGGTGGCGCAGCACTCGGCGCAGCCAACCGACAAGTGCGAAACCGTTTCGGTCACCGTGTCGGGTCGCTCCTTGTCCTCGCGCAACGCCTTGATGAGCTGGGCTGCGAGCTTCGTCGCCGACCCGGCTACCTTGCGCCTCGGGTACGTGTCCTCCAAGAAGTCCCGCAGCGCTTGCACGTCGTTGGCGTGCTCGGCGCCTTCGCGCAGGAAGTAGACGGCCATGTCGACCTCGTGCCAGCCGGTCGGGTCCGCGCCGCGAGATCGTAGCTCCTCCTTGGCGCGCAGCTCCCCGAGTACCTCGCCCAGCCACTTCAGCTTCGCCTCAGCGGAGGGCCCGCTCGTCTCAGCGATTCCCTGGTTTCCCTCAGCAGAACGCCGAATCGTCTCTTGCAAACCCCAGATCGTCTCGCGGTTGGCCAAGCACGACGGGCAAAGCACCGGAGCGCCGGGCTTGGAGCTGCAATCGGTGCACTCGACGAACCCGCGCGCCGAAGCTCCCACGGCGTCCTGCAAGACGCGGTAGACCTTCCCGGCCGCGCCCAGCAAGTCGTCGCGCACCGAGCGCCCGTCCGTTTCCGTGGGCAACTTCTCCGCGTGCTCGGTAACCACCTCCGCCAGCCGGACCGCCGCTTCTACTAAGCTGTAGCCTCGTTTGCTCACCTGTCGCTCCTGTTGCTCGGTTCCTCTCGATAGCCCGCTACCTCGGCGACGCGCTGCCGCCGCGCCCTCCAAGCGTGCACCGCTGCGTCTGCTACCTCAGCGCACGAGTAGCCCCGGCCGGCTGCAAGCGCGGCCAAGAAAGCTTTCTCCCACCACTCGAACTCGCTCCGGGTCATAGCCCCGAGCGCTGCCTCGGCACCCGCAGCCCGAACTAGGTCGGGCGGTTCGGGCGGGCGCGACACTCCGGGCGGCGGGGGAGGCACAGGGTTCTCCGGTATCTTCCCGTCAACTTTCGCTCGCATCGTTTCCCTCCTTCTCTCGTTTCCTCCGACACGCGAAGCAGCGCGGCCCGTCGTCCCAAACCCACCGCATCGGGAGCTCGACCACGCGCGTCACCTTCCAGTCGTTGACCTCCAGCACGCCGTCGCCGCGCACCGTGCAACCCGAGCAGCATATCTCCGCCCGGACCCTCGCTCGAAACCAAGTCATCGGACCATCCCTGGCGGCGGCCCGAAGGCGTCCAGCGGCCACAGGAGCTCGCGAACGTCGCACCCGAGAACGCTCGCGTACCAGTAGACGACGTGCAAGCTCAACCAATGCTTGCCCGACTCCTCGCGGGCTACCACGGGCCGGTGCTTGCCCATGATGCGAGCGACGTCCGCTTGGGTCAACCCGGCCTCGAGGCGCTTCCAAACTATCTGCGCCGCGATCGAGTGCTTCACGAGCGACTCCCAGCTCACTGGCCCTTCTTCCTCAGGATCCCTTGCACTGCGAGCTCGGTCGCCAGCAGCATGGCGTCCAGGTTCCTGCCGCCGTCACGGACGAGCTCCAGCATCTTGCGCACAGGGGCCAAGCTCCCGCGCGTCTCGCACACCGTGACCTCGTTCTCGACGTTGCCCAGCGTGTGGTCGAGGTGCAACCGAGCTCGGCCGATGCCGTGCAGCACCGACGTGAACGAACCCGCGGGCCTGCCGCAATCCGTGGCGTCGTCGGCTTCCTGGTCAACCAGGTCGGGCGCCTTGTCCTTGTCTGCTCCGACCTTCTCCACCGCTTCCAACGCACCGCGCAATCGCTCCCGAACTTCGCGGGGCAAGTGCCGCGCTTGGTGCGAAGCTAGCACCTCCTCGGCTGCGTCGACGAGCTCGTGCCACTCGTCGCCCTTCGGGGCGAGCGGCCCGCACAAGACCGCCCAACCGCTCGGCGGTTTCCTGACGTGCCTCACGTGCTCGCCGTCCTTGACGCACTCACGCTCCTCGACGTCGCAGCCGCACCCTACGCATACCCATCGCTCTCCCATCGCTCCCTCCTTGCTACTCGACCCAGCGCCCCTTCTCGAAGCAGTGGTGCGGCCGCAGCTTGGCGCGCTTGTCCAAGCTATGGCTCATCCTCCACAAGAAGCACACGGGGCACCGACCAGGGTGGCTCTTGTCGAACCACTCGTTGAACTCCCGGGCGGCGCGTCGCTTGTCCATCCAGTCGACTAGCCAAAGCTGGAGGCCGACGAGAACGGCGAGCAACGCCAACCACCAATGCCACTGCTCAAGCACCCGGCCTCCTGAACAGCGACAGCGGGAAGCCGTTGGTCGAGAACCCGGCCGCACCTTTGTGGCCCCCGCCTCCGTACTTCTTCGCGATAGCCCCGCAGTCGACCCTGTCCTTCTCCGTGTAGAGCGAAACCTCCCAGCGACCATCGCGGTTCAGGTAGAACAGGATCTTCAAGTCGTGCCTGTCCGGGTCCCACGCCGAGTCGAGGACTTTGCTGTTCGCGGTGCCGCGCACGCCGTAGTTCGCAGCGATGGCTCGCAGCCCGTCGATCGTGGTCTCGAACGCGCAAGCGTGGGCGACCTTCGCGTTGACCTGTGTTTGGTACTTCAAAACCTTCTTGCCAACCTGGAGAACCTCGTCCACGAAGTCCTCCGAGCTGTCGCTCGTCCCGTCCGGGTCCAACGCGAACTTCCAAAACCTGTCGTGGACGCCGCTCTCGACGTAGAGCCGCGCGCCGTACTGGAACGCCAGAACGTCCGGGTCGTCGTGGTCCCACACGTCGTACCGCCCGAGCAAGCGCACCGCGCGCGGCGGGGTCGGCTCGCTCAAGAAGAAATACTTCCACGTGAGCTCGCACGCCGCACTCCCCAACTCCCAAGCGCCGGCAGCAAAACGGTCGAAGCCCGCCTCGTTCGCGTCCTTGACCGCTTCCTTGTGGTGGTCGATCCACGTCAGGGAGTTCGCGACGTTCAACAGCTCCAGCATGCGGCTGAAGGGTTGCAGCGAAACGTCGACCATGTAGACGTCGCGCCCGTCGCACTCGTCGAGGTTGAAGTCGTCGGCGTAGTCGAGCCCGTTGAAGTCGACGACGTCGCAGTCCAGGGCGCGCTTGATTATCGCGCCCGAGCAGATCCCGTCGAGGTCGGTGCGGTGGTAGAAGCAGAGCGGCCTATCCTTCGGCATCTTTCGCCTCCTGCTTCGCGTCCAACTCGGCCTGCACCTCCCTAACTTTCTCCGCGATCTCCGCCTTGCGCTCGATGGACTTCGCCAAGCTGCGCGCCGTGGAGGGGTCGAGCCCCAGCCACTTCACGCTCTTGCCGAACTCGACGACGACCAGGCCGCGGTGCTCCGCGACCATAATGTTCAGCTCGCCCTCGTCTGACTCGTGCACCTTGCCGTCGGGGAACTCCCCCGTGGCGCCCAGCTTCACCTCGCTCATAACGCTCCCTCCTTGAACTTCGCGTATGCTCTGCCCTCGACGGTTTCCTCGTCGGGAACTCCCTTCTCCCGCCACACCTTGCCGTCGCGTATCGGCGGAGGCGGGTTGACGTGGAACGAGTTCCACTTGTCCAGCCCGTGGACCGCTTCGTGGACTGCCGGCGAGCCTGTCGCGATCGAGTGCTCGACCAGGCTGCCTCGGATGAGCGCGCTCAGCGGCCCGCTGCCGACGCCGCGCTTGAGCTGCCCGCGAACTCCCGAGCTGCCCTTGAGCGTCGGCCACGCCGTCTTCTCCCACGCTTCCTCGTACTCGGCGTCCGCGACGTAGTTGAAGCAGAAGTCGCGCAGCTCCTCGCACGGGTCCCAGCGACACTTGCCGTCGTACTCCTTCCACGCAGCTCCGGCAACGCGGATCGCCTTGGCGCAGGCTTCGGCGAGCTCGCGCGGGCTCGCGGTGCGCCCGGGTTCGACCGGCTTGGTGATCGGCTCGCGGTACGGGTTGCCGTCGACGACCAGGCGCTCCTCGACCTTCGCACCGTTCGCGAGCTTCGCGACCAGCTCCCGGCTAACCACCAACGTCGTCTTCCCGTAGCAACCGTTCGGCACGTCGATCCGCAAGCCCTTCGGGTACTTGATGCGGCGGCAGATCGTCAGCGCGACGATCCCTATGACGACGGCTCCAGCGATCGTTAGTCCGAGCACGAGCCAAGCTTCGGGCGGGTTGTTCATTCGCTCTCCCCTTTCGAGTCCGCGCAGGCTGCCTCACCCGTAGATGCCTGTCCACCGAAGACGAGCGCGTGAGCGCGCTTGACCAACCTGTCCACGGTATCCAGGACGACTGCCTCGTTGTTCGGGGAAAGCTCGATCGCGATCTGGTAGTCCTCCTCCGGGTCATCTAGCTTCGGACCGCTGCAATCCAAGCTCACGACGCCCGTGCTGAGCACCTCCGCCTCGAAGCGGTAGCCTGCGGCGTTCAACTCAACCGCGAGCTGCTCTACCTCCGCGGAACGGTCGAACCCTCCCTCGACCTTCCTGCCGTTCGGCAACACGTACTGGGTAAACGGGATCATACCTTGCTCCTTTCGTACTCCTGCTCCATCACTTCCGACAACAGGTCGAGCAGCTCGACCTTGAGCCCTTCCTTGACGCTCGCTGCGTCGCCGTCCAGCCGAACCCTGCGCTCGGAGGTTCCGCGCAGCACGACGCGCCCGGTCGGTCGCTTGAACGACAGCGCGAACAAGCGTCCGGCGATCATCCCTGACCGCTCGAACCCGGAGCGGGTCCGCTTCCACTTGCCGTCCCAGTCGAGCGAGTTCAAGAACCGCCCGGTGGCGAGGTGCTGACAAGCGTGGCGGACGCGGCGGGAGCAGGACGTCGACCCGCAGAACGAGCAACGTTGCTCGCCCACGAGCAGGCGCACCTCCTCCGGCCAACGCTCCCGCAGGTGCTTCAACCTTTCTCCTCCTCGATGAGCCGCGCTAAGTAAGCTGCGAGCTCCGATTTGCGGTAGCGGTCGACCCGGTGTCGCATGCCGAAGCGCTTGTCTACAACGAAGCAGCTCTTTCCTTCGCACCGCGCCTCGTACCTGCTGTTGACCCGCGCGTGGACGAGCTTCTTGTTGATCCTGTCCCGC